TACTTGTACTGCTGGTGGATCAGGTACAAGCTGCATAGGATCTACTAAAGTTACTATTACGATTGACTAGACTTTGGCTGCTAGTTTTATTAGTATTACCAGTAAGAACCCTTGCTGTGCCTATTGTGCCACAATTTCGTACGGGAAGTTCTCAAACAAGCTCGACCTCTGAATCAATAATTAATGAAACAATCACGAGCCATCAATATCGGACAGGATACTCCTACTCAGCATCAGGACATAATATCAAATCTGAAACGGGATATATCAATCCTACTCCTACGACTACGAATGAACAAACAGTCGGGGGAGTAAATTTTAATTGGACTTCACCAAACTTAGAAGCTATACCTCGTTGGGGAATCGTAAACGATGGAGCAGCCTTTTCGCTCCAAGAAACACTAATAACACCAGGATTAGACACAACAACAACTATAACTCGTCAAATAACTACAAGCACAACCACAGAAACTACAACTACATTTGGGCAATAGCTTTACTTCTCTGTCCTGTTAAAACTCTTGCAAACACTACCGTTGCGTCACCTTCAAGTAACGCACAAGGGGTCGTTAACAATAACGCTACCATGATAACCCCGTCAGCCATGCCATCTTACAGAATGAGTCAGGGCATAGTGTGTGCTTCGCCTAGCCTTACAATTACACCTTATGTAACAGATAGCTGGTCATTTGCACGACCCAAACAATACATTACTAGGACACCCATCTATGACGAAAATACTGGAGAGATAAAGTACTACTCTGAAATACCAAGATTTGAAAAAGATAATTTTAATTTAAATTATGGAATATCTGCTCAATTCAATATTCCATTAGGTAAATCGCCTGCTTTATGTCATGAAGCAACAATGGTAAATATCGAAGCTCAAAAACTATTGATAAAAAAAACTAAGATGGAAATTAGTCTTTTTCGTTTAGAGCAATGTGCGAAGCAAGCAAAATTAGGTGTTACCTTCAAACCTAATACTCCTAGTGCTGTTACCTGTGAAGATATTGTTGTTAATATTCCACCTAATCAAGTTATTCCACATACTCATAAATTAAAGCAGTAGGCAAGCACGGTTAGACTTGCCCACCTAGACACCCTATCCTTCGCCATAATGAATAAGGTTTTATTATTTTACTTCTCTTTTTTCTTTTTTGTAAACTTATTTATAACCTGTTTTACTAATGGTTTTATAACATTAAGTAATAATGGAGTAGAGGCAGCAACAGTAGCAATAACAACTGTATTAACAACAGCACTAGCAGTTGGGATGTATTGATCGATAAACGGAACGTCTTCATAGATAGCAATACATTCAATACCATCTTCTCCTCTCTTATAACCCTTAACTCTTTCTGTACGCAACTCTGATGTAAACTCACCTACCCTTCTGTCATTTTTACCAGGACAATCAGGAATTACTATCTCTTCTTCTTTTTTTTCTGGAATCTTAGTATCTGGTGTCTGTGTTTCTGGTAATGGTGGAGTTTCATTATTGACAGGTGCTTCTTCTGTAATGACCAAATTCTCAGGTGTATAGTCAAGAGGAACAAAACTAGGGAATGGAAAATCACACGTTGTATACACACCATTAGGATCTTCCAATAGTAAATTACGATTACCAGTATTTTTTATATCTCTATGCTGATAGGTACAACCAGGAACATCAATCTCAGGTGGTTTAGTTACTTGAATGTAATGTGGACTATATATTTCTGGAACATCTGGAATATATATCTCACGAATTTGAATATCAGGTATCTCAATCGTAGGCATCTCTTGGTAAAAATACTTCTACAAAAGAATTGCATTTAGGACAGGAAAGATTAGTAACCATACTGTATTCTCCAGATCTCAATGGATGATCTTCACCATCTAAACTATGATCTCCACCCCAAATCAATTCAGTTTTACAATGCCAACAGTTCATATGCCAAAGCCTTCTGGCAAATCTATCGATGGCTGTACCATCTCAGGAAGTCCTTTATCTAAAAGTTTAGGCATCATCCCTTGTACATTTCCAAGTATTTCGTTCATAACTCTTGATTTGAACTGTTCTGAAGTTACATACTTGTAACCAAAGTATGCTCCTCCACTCATGGAAGCTACCATTACAAATGAAACTATGCTAAGAATATTAGCAATTTTTTGAAACATGATTAAATTTACA